TTACACAAAATTTTGGACAGTGTCCAAAGCTTCAATCATAGCAATTACCCCGTCAATCTTTTTCTCTTCGTATTGTTTGCTTGGTTTCGTGTTCCCGTTCTTGTCACGCGCCATCACTATGTTCCGGAAACAGTGTCGAGTAATGATGTTATTGTCAATCACCGCCACTCCAGACAGCATCAGCCTTTCTAACTCCTTCGTCGGCTTGTTGAAGTTTCCGATGCTCTGTGAATACGGTTCCATCGGCAACCCTTTTTCTGTACAGTTAATGACGAACTGAGTAGCATTCCAGCTGTCATATCCTATGGTTACGATATTAAGAATCTGACCTATCTCCATAATCTTATTGAGGATAAAATCATAGTCTACCACATTTCCCGGAGTTATACATAAAGCTCCCTGTCGTGCCCATTCTCCATACAGTTCTTTGAATCGCTTTTCTGTTAATGCCGCCTCCGGGAGAAAGTAGAATGTTTTCCAAACCATCTTTTCTGTTGATGGTATCATAACAGAGAATGAAGTTAAGTCTGATGTAGATGACAAGTCCACTCCGATAAAACAATCCAGCCCATTGTATTCTTCTAAGTTCACATTAGCTGATGCAGAAAGTATGTAATCATCTTTTATCCATGTTTTTTCAGCATCACACCATATATTCAGATTCTTAGTCTTTATACCTACTTCATCACTTGGGGTATTAATGGCTTTCCTTACCTGTGTTTTAAGATACTTAGTCTGTACGGTTACCCCCAGATTCGGATTGCTTTTCACCCATACAGCCTCATCTTTCCAGTCATCTTCTTTATCCAGGCAGTAAATAGCAATAAACAGCGTATCATCTTCTTTCAGCCCCGACACTACCTCCGTACACATTTCCCTATACTGGTAACATACTCCCAGACGGTCAAATCCTGCAGTAGTAATGATTACTGCCATCGGATTCTCTCGCATACCTTGTGAGGATTGCAATACATCTTTCACGCCTGAGTTTTTAGCCGCGTGATATTCGTCAATCAGATACATGGATGCATTCGGGCCGTCCAGCTTGCTTGAATCGGCAGCCAGCACTTTCAGAAAACTCAGCGTTCTTTCGTACTTTATGGTATCTCGGTATGGATCCAGGAATTCTTTTCCGGGATCCAGCATCTTGCTAAAGTTTGATGCCATGTTAAAAGATACCTTTGCCTGATCTTTGGAGTTGGCCGCCATATAGACCTCCGCGTTCATTTCACCGTCTGCTATCAGATGGTACAAACACAACGCAGACGCAAAAGCAGATTTACCCTGCTTTCGCGCCATCTCAATGTAAGCCGATTGCACCAGTCTTTCATTTGTTCCTTTCAGGTAAAAACCATACATGGAAGCAACAATCCATTCTTGCCATGCTTCCAATATAAACGGTTTCCCAGCATGTTTCCCAGTGTAATGGTGGATGATTGATATGAATTCACATACCTGCTCGAACTTATCTTCTCTGAACTCATACCTTCCATCATACATTAATCTAAAGAAACGCTCAGCAGCCAATTTTATGTAGTGCCCTGTTACAATCTTTCCGCTTAGTACATCCTCTGCATATTGTATGTATTTCTTTTTCTTTATCATACCTGGTGCTCACGTAGGTATTCTTTCAAAGGTGACTGGATAGCCTCATCAATATTCTTCATCGTCTTCAGCTTTCGTTTACTCATTGCTGTCAGCCCAAATTCTTTAGCCAGTTCCAAGAACTGCGACCAGTTTTCTTTTAGTATATTCACCTCCGGCCTTTTTACCATTTCCCCCTTCTTGTTTATCATTGTCATTCCGTCTGTAGTAATCTTATCCACGCAGATAAGATACATTTCATAAGCCGTTGCCATCCGGTGTAACAATGCCACATCGAACGGAGCCAGCTCACCGCGCTCATTCATGTCTCTCACAAGGTTGCAAATGAGTTTCTTAGCTTCTTTATGTTTTACATTTTTAGGCAGCTTGAACTGCACCAGACTTGTTTCTGCCATAATTTTCTCTTTTTTTCAAACGTGATTTTTGTCAGACGAAATCACTATTTTAACACATCGCAACAAAATCCCTATTTTGGCTTTTTTCAAAAATTGCCTCGCGTGTTGAATGGGTTGGGGCGAGGTTCAAATTACGTGACCTTCTAAAATTTCACCCCATACCCCCTTTGGTGGCATTCCCATCCGACTTGTTGTGTATCATCTGATGATGCATCTTGCAAATGCTCATAAGGTTTTCATAATCATAGGCTAAAGCCCTCCTTCTCACCGGATCATCAGTTGACATGAATGATTGAATGTGATGTACGTCCTCTGCAATGGTTGTCCTCCCTTCTTTCAGACATACTTCACATAGTGGCTGTTCTGCTATCTTCATAGCTCTCAGACTTCTCCATCTGGCAGACTTATATATCTTCCTTCTTTCTTCATCATAGAGGCTATTCTCCTTTTTCTTCATTTTCTTTGGCTTGTAAATTATCGGCATAATCTGTAATTTTTAAGCGTTTTGAATCCTTTATTATCGTATATTGTGCAGCTTTCATTCGATATATGAAGTACTCTACAAATTCATTCTCATCTGTTATTTTCGCAGCTTTCTCATCTGTACTTACTCTGAGAATCGTATCCTGAAAGATATCTTCATAGTTAAGACCGGCATAATAAATTTGCCGATCCTTTGCTGATATATCTGATAGCCTTTCATATAACTTAGCTATCATCAATAGCACATTGTTGTTTACTTTCCGTTTGTTTTTCATGGAGTGTTATATTCCCATTTACATCTGTTATTTCACTTATCTGCTTTTTACAAAATGCTCTGATCACTACTGAGAGATTTGTTTCCATTCTTATTGCTACCTCATTGAGTGCCATAAATGTTGATTCATCAAATCTCACCATCACTCTTTTATCCTTTCCCATCTTTACATTCAATAATTCTCCATGCTCTGATATTGTTATATAACTTACCACCAAATTCCGTTACATGGCAGTTATAATCTATCTCTACTCTCTGGCCAACCGACAACCATTGGTTATTTACATCTTCTCCCATTACATCGAATGCAATCGACTGGGCATATTTCCCTCCTTCTGTTTCGATTACTGCCGTTCTCTTCAATATTAATCTTTTATCTCTTGTGGTGATTGACTCTACTTCTTTCACCATAGTTATTTTCCCTTTAATATTCATTTTCTGCGTTATTGATATTATACTCCCAAAAACTAAGTTTCCCTTTCACATTCATAATCGGCTTATCAAACAGAACCGCATCCTTCAGCACCCAGTTCCAGCAACCTTTCTCAGCCCAGACTGAAGGATGGTTTTGCACGCAGTCTGCTATCACCACACTTCCAATGATGGCACCAACGCAGAAATCAAAATCATCCCATTGCTTGTTTTCCGGTAGTGCCAATAACTGGACGTTAGTGAGGATAGAATCATAGAAATTGTCATACCTCAACGGTTTACCGCTTGCATGTATCAGTACCCTTTGGCCGATATACTTCTGAGGACATTTCCAGGTCCGGTTCTCGATGTCCTTAATACCGTGAGCGATTAAACTAGCCCACGGTTGTTTGATTGATATTGCTTTCATTTCTTACTTGTTGGATTATCACTTATCTCAGTTCCATGATATACAATTCTGTTAGCAGCTTCATCTAAAGGTAAAGATTGAAGATATTTCATACATTCTTCCCAGCCATCCAGAAAAGCTTGCTCAACATAATATATATCAAAAGACTGGCCTACTTTATTAAGTACTTCAGCATACTTTTTTGCTTTATCTTCCTTTCCCATATTACTTTGCTTTTTTAAGTTCTTCAATCAGCGCATCAGCAAATCTTACAGCTTCTCTTGCGCTACCTTGAAGGGATTTAAATTTAAAGTTCAAATCTGAATCATCATCCCTTTCGGCATTTCCATCGTCGATGTATATTGCATGAAGCATTTCTTTGGCGATCTCATATCTTCTCTGCTCCCAATTAATGTATGGGGAATAGTCTATTATTTCTAATATATTGTTATTAATTATAATCTGTTTACCTGCATAATCATTTCCACCGACGTACATCTTCTCGTTATCGGGCAATATACAATTATAATAGTAACCATCGCAACCACACCAACCATTAGTTATTTCTACTTCTGCTCCTGCTGTTAAAGTGTGAGTTTCATCAATATTATAATTATTTTTAAGTCTTGCTTTCATATTCATTCGTACTTTAAATACCCATTATCAATTACCCAGCACAAGATTTCATAAGCTGCGTCAATAAATTCAACTTCATTCAGCGAGATCAACAAGTTATCTAACCAGTAGTAACTAACATAATATCTTTGCGGGTTCCTGTAAATCTCTAGCTGATAGTTCCGATTTTCTTTCTCTATTTCTACTGGCAGCAAATCCAAAATATCCTGCAAAGTAAAAGTTTTATTTTCTTCTATATAATTTTCGATATATCCGTCGATAACAACAATGCTTCTCGAATATCCACAATAACTTTCAGTCTCAGAGATTATATATTCTTTTGCGCTCGCTTTACTCGTATCAACACCCAACTCCTTCAGGTGCTGCATCTGTTCGATTGATAATACTTGTTTGCTCATAATGTTTAATTTATATATGCCATTCTACCTTATGTCCTTCTCGCTCTAATTGCTTTGCTTTATCTCTAGCATTCTCTTCCCAATAGTATTCGGCCCATGTATACCATCCCCACCATGCTTTCTTCTGTATTACATACGTGTCCTCATATATTAAAGACTCCATTATTCCTACTCTGAATCTTGACATATATCATTCCTCCAAAAGTTCTTTATTATCGTATATGTTGCCTGTTAACTCTATATCATAATCTCTATCACATAACCATCTTCCTAATGGTCTTGTGCCTTCTTTCAATTCTTCCTTAAATCTTAAACACCATGAACCTACTTCTGCATTCCATGTTACTACCAATAAACAGATTACAGCACCGTTATTTATTCGTAAAACATCTCCTTCGTAAATCTCTCTTCCTTTCTTGTCAGTTAAGCCTGTAAACTGACCGACCGAATTAACATCTACATGATAGGTACAACTGGCATAATCGGATAAAGCCTTAACGATCATAACTTCATCCCCCTGTATTTCTTCAGGAACAAGTAGATTGCCATACACCCATTGTCCTGCATACTTACTCTGTCTTGAGCATTTTCCTCTAAATTTTATTTCTCTTTTCATAATTAATCCTCCTTTCTTTCTTCATAAAACATGACAGGCTTACCGTCTGGCTCAAAGTCTGCACTAAGCATAACCTCATCGCACTCATGATAAGGACTTGTTTCCTGCACATAGTATTTTACCATACATTTCCCGTTCTCGTAGTTTTTACAATTCATGCAAATCATTCTTTCGTACATATTCTTCTCCTTTCCACCTATCCCAGCAGCCACCACATGACCGCCAGGAATAGGTAATACAATTTCGTTTTCATTGATTATTTCTCCTTTTTTCTACAAGTTGCTCAAGTCTCTTTTCACACTCAGCGCACTCAATTTTCTTGCGTTCCAGTTTCTCCCGGAACTTAACCAGTTCTTCGTCCGTATTCTCATCAAAGAACATGTTGTTCTGACGGTTGTGCTCGATGTACTCATTCATCCTACGTTCTGCTTTTGTTATCTGGGCTTTTGCTGAAACCAGCCTTGAAAGGCAGGAACTCACTTCAAGCGACTCTCCTGAACGCTTGTCGTAGTAGTAAAAAGAAGTGTACACATCATTCCTTGGATGCTGGCATTGCAATCTGGCCACCCTCCACCTGATTACCCACATCCTCCTTTCGTACACTTCACGAGGAAGGTCGTATGTGTATAGGATGACAGATTGATGACCGTGACCGTAGCAGATGCTGATTTGCACCCAATTCTCGATTTTCAGTTCCCTTTCAGCTTTGGCCAAATCCTTTGCATACTGGAACCAATAGCTCACGCTTTCTTGCTTTCCCATAATATTTTTTCTTTTTCCACTTTACCTATACTTTACGTAAAGTCATTCAAAGTTTAAGGATAGTTGGTTATTCGGTTCTTTATACCCAGGATTTGCAAACATGAAAGACTTTCTCAGTGCTTCGGAAATTCTTTCACGCATAGCCTTGGACACATGGTTTTTGTCAGCTTCGCTGTTGATAAACAAGCATCTTTCAAGACTGCCATTGATAGGCTTCTCATCAAGAAACAAGCTGTACTCCGTGAATATACGGTTCTGCTTCCGACCGTCCTGCTCTTCATCTTTTGTCTGGTATCGTTCGAATACGGTGTCCTGTATTGTTCTCAGACACCTTTGTCCTCTGTCACTTCTACAACCCTGTGCATCATTCTCAAACATGACAGACAAAGCACGCTTTTTACGTACATTCCCTATTCTGACCCATCCGTAATAGACTTTTAGCTTTCCCATCGTCAAATCGTTGTTACACAATCAAAGTCCTTCCCATACATGATGTAAGCTCCGCGTTTCCTGAGTTCGGCTACCAGCTGCTCGTTAGTGTATCTGGCCAGCCGTCCATGAAGCCTGTCCTGCTTTCTTCTTTCAGACGTGTGTCTGCTCTCACATAACCGGCACCTGCTGGTGTAATGGGTGCCGGATTTTGTTTCATAGGCACGGAACTTTCTTTCCGGAAGGTTCCGGCCACACTCGGCACAAACCTTCATGATGCAGCCCTCCTTATCAGTCCCATGTTACGGTTTACCAATTTGATAATATGATCATGGTAATCGCTGGTCTTGTTACAGACCGCCCTGCTCTGTACGATCTTGAAGGTCTTTAAAGAGACCTCTACCGTTTCAAGACGTTTCCCATTCTTTTGCGCTGTAAGGATTATGCAGTCCTTGCGTTTATAATACCCGTTGCTATATACGCAATGGTGCATAGCCTTTCCTTCCTGATAGAACTGGGTAACACTTTCCAATGGACGGATCACAATATCCTCATCCTTGATTTCTATTCCCAGGAATGGCTGGATTCTTTGGATGAAAGAGAGGATATCCTGTTTCATTCTGGACATGCGTTCAATCCGTCTCTTTCGTTCCTCCTCGGCCCGAATCTTCGCTTCTATCTTTCTCTTTTTCTCAACCAGTTTGTCATGCTCTTTCTTTAGGTTCTTTGGGCATACATAGTGAGCATTATGGGTATCCAAATGGAAATAATCAAGCAAATGAAGGTAATCGTCATACATCGATCCGTCCTTAATGATATACCCGTTGCGGTTACAGATATTCACTGCCCACGGATGGGAAAGCCCACCTCGATGCATATAGAAATCCAACATACTATATTGTTTTGTCTTCAGCAACATTTCCGCATACTTGCTTTCCCCAAGAATCGCACGTATCAGTCTGGCCGGAGTAACGCCATGGAACGAAGAACGAAGACCGTTCCTGTGGAGAATAGGCAGCAGCTTTACTTTCGGATATACATAACCATCTATGTCATACGAATGTGAATAGTATATATTTCCGTCCTGTTTGATGCTCATATCTGTACCGTGAAGCCAACCTCTGTATCCCATATTCATAGCCTTGGCCATAACCGTTTCTTTTCTGTCTGCAGTTATCCACTGTTGGCATACCTCATCGATGAAATAATGTGTGTCACGTTCTTTCCTTGCATACTTGGCTGTGTAGAAGTGACGGAGCACCTGAAAATCTCCTGATGTAGTAACGACTGTCAGATAGCTTATTGAATTGTCCTTTGTCTTACGGCTAACCTTCACTTCCAACTTTTCTCCGCAGTAAGGACACCGTATGTACCCTTCCTTCTGACCAGTTACATCAACCCACATCTTTCCACATTCACTGCACCACATTTCATCCTTACAGCGGAAAGCATTATGTGGAAAACAATGCTTCTTTCCCCATCTTATCTGGGTTTCTGTTATTGCCGGCAGCTTACTGCTGAGTTCAACCACCAGCTTTTTACGTTTTGTTCTTGGCCTCATAGTGTTTAAAAATCAAACAGTGATAGTTGTCTTGACTCAAAAATCTTTTGCTGTTCCTGCTTTGTATTCTTTCTTTCAGACTTTTTATTTACTGTCTTTTCTTTTTTGACTGGTGTTTGGACGGCATCCGGAGCAACGACTTCCACACGCTCTTGTACATTGTCTACTTTGATATCGTCCTCATCGTAGTAATGCACTGCCCAGTTGTATACGGTTGCTTCATCCACACCGACAACATTACCACCAGAAGCCAATTTCCGAGCTTTTGAATAAATATAACTGCAGCATCCCTTAATGGATTTGTTCGCTTTCTTAAAGGTTTCAGCAAAGAGCGAATCAGTCTTTGCACGATTCTCCAGATACGTCTGGATTGTTGTTTCAAAAGTTGTCATAGCTATTTCTTTCTTATTTGTATCAAACCTTTTTTCTCTTCCTCATGCAAACTCTTAATGTCATCCTTTGACAACATACATTCAACTTCACCATTTATGTTGTATCCTTTAGGTAAGGAGTATTCAGCTTGTAATCTTGCTATTTCTTCTTTTTTCTTTGTTGCATAATAGACTACTCTTTTTTCCTTTTCCATTTCTCTTGTTTCATTATTTGCCGACCAGCTAATGGCTGTATAGGACAAGTTACCTGAAAAGATAACAGGACACATAATAACTCCCTAAATGAAACAATCCCTGTTTCAATACGTTTCACTAAAAAGTTATTTCTTTGATTTTCAACCATATTCCTATATGCCTATAAGGTCATTAATTTTTTGCCTCATTAAAAAGGCTCAGTAACTTGGTTTTATACTCAATCTCATGAGGTGATTGAAGCATCCTGAAATGGCATTTAATCTCATCCCATGAGTTGATGAACTCTCTTATAGTACGATATTGCTTGTCAGTCAGATGGCCCGACTTCCAGCGCTCGTATGTACTACTCAGGTAGTCATCCCTTCCCAGCCTCAACAAAGCCTCAGCTTTATCAATCTGGCTTGATTTGATACCTTTGTCAGCACTTAGTCTCTGCCTGAATCCAATTGTGGCCCAGTCACGGTAAAAGGTATGGATGATGTTGTATATCGACTTCTCAGAGAAAAAATCAATCAGGTTGATAGACTGTCTCCTGTATATAGTCTCAATCCTTAAAATATCACCTTCACATATTCTGCCTTTATCGCGTGCCTCAAAGCCTTTATCATATATTTTGAAAACCTTCTTGATGTTCTTTGATTTCTCCGTTGTTTTCTGCCGGTTCTTTTCAAAGTTCGCATCATTGAAAAGTTCCCTGTTTCTCATCACACCGATAGACTCAGCCAGCGAAATGTATTCAATCGGATCATGATCGACTGGTATATTCAATCCCACTTCATAATAAGTTATTCTTACCTGAGCCGGATCTATATCCCATTCATCCAGCAACTCTGATATAATTTGTTTGGCTTCTGATATGGTGAACATTTGAGAGTTGTCAAGCGTGCCGTATCTGGATCTCCAGAAAAGCTTGTGTATGGAGCATTTAATTTGTGCTGTCCTTCCCTTTATTTTCCACCAGATACCCTCAATGTTACTTAATGCCGATGATTGATAATAGGTTTCACTTCCTTCTGTGCATCTGATGAGGTGGTGCTTGCTGGCTATCCTTTCTGCATCATGTACAAAATCAATCTGGGCATTAAAAATCATCTTGTCAAACATGTTGTTTCAATTATATCTTTCCTTCATTCAGCAGCGTCTGAATCTCATCCTTATTCGCTACCATTTTCCCTCCTATAAGGTATGTCTTTATCTTTCCTTCACTTCTCAATCTCCATATCGTAGTACGTGATATGTTCAGCCATTCGCTTAACTCTGAAATCGAAACATAATCTGTCTCACGGTTATACAGCGTTTCAACTTTCTTCTGTATATCGTTTAACCTTTTCTTTATATCATTCCATTCACTCAGAGGTACTGTTATCATTTCTTGCTCCATTTTTCTTCCTCCATCTTTTTGACCTCAGCTTTGTAATGACTTATCATAACTTTCAACTCAAAGTCACTCAGCTTACAGGTCTGGTTCTTCTTTGCTTCAAGCAGAAGCACCCGGCTCATGCCGATTTTATTGATCAGCCGTTCCCGGTAGTTGTAGATGTTACCTTCATCAAATCGGTTACAGAACTTACACTGTGCATGACAGTTATCTTCGTCAAATCTGGTTGACATGTGACCTCTGTTAACGTAGTGCCCACAATCAGCCTCATCGTATGACTTAATCTTTCCGCAACTGATACACCGGAAAAACATTTCTCCATGACTCACAAACGAATCTCTCAACCGGATATACTTTGAAAACCATCTGTCCAATGTTGCTACCAGTTTTTGATGTTCCGTCTTTCCTGATGTTTTGCTTTTTCTCTTATTATTCCACATAACTCAATAAAAAAATCACCGGCTCCCAATCTCATAACTTTTACCTATCTCAAACTTGTATTCACCCCAAAAACTTATGCCATGAGAGTATTGTTATCCTGAAGGAGCCAGTGATTTTATAATTAGTCAATAAAAGCTGTAGCTGGATCCATAAGTTCTATCTGATACAGGCTGACAGCAACTTTTCTTACACTCTTTACTTTCGTGATAATAGAATTAACTTCATCCTCATCCATCACTTCAACAATATTTCCCACATCAACCTCATATCTGGTTGTGACGGGAGAAAGATTACCTGATTTTATCCTTGCCATTACTGATGGATGTACATATATTGTTGTCATATTCTTATCTTGTTTCTTCTGTTTCAGACTCCGTTTCGTATGTATACACATCCATGAGGGATGTCTCAGATACAGACTCTACAATGTAGTCCGATAGTGTTCCATTCATCCGTTCATGAAAATACTTCTCCGCATTGACCGTACTGTCTGACTTCACCAGCGCATACCAGCTCGAACGCTTTTCTTTACCTGACTTCTCATCAACGGTGATAAAGTTCGCTTTTACCTTATACCACTTGTCATCCTGTTCCTTGTCGCTGTTGAAATACTCTCTGTAGTTGGCCAGCTTGATAGCGGTCACCTTGAACTCATCCGTGATGAATGGACGCATTTCTTCTATAATACGCGATTCTGCTTCCGTAAAGCTCATCGCGTCTAACAGATACAATTCATTCACCTTCTTTTTCATTCCGTTCTCCATCGTCTTTTCGTAACGGATTTTACATTCAAACCATGTTCCCATTTCTATTACATTTTACGATTATTACTAAAATACAATTGATTTGGCATCCAGTTTATATCCATCCCATAACTCAGGACGTGTGGTCATCACATATCCGTTTGGAATGTGTATTTTATGAACTGGCTTAATAGAACTTATCCTGCTAACTTGTTCTTTTACTTCCGACAAATGCTTCTCCAACTCTCCATGTAACGGAGGATCTGTATTAGTAAGGGAAAACAACACAATCATGTCATCTTCTTTACCTTCATTTCTGTTTGTTTCCATTGTATTATGTCTTTGATCGTACTTTGTTTGAATATCCCGGCCATGTTATGAGCCGGGATATAACTGAGTTAAAGTATTGTGCATAGCGCATCACTGCGGTTTTTTCTTCTCCATAGTCTGCACATATTTGATTACATCGTATGCGCTTTCTGTAGTATCAGGTTCTTCTACCTTGAACGTATCATTTTCCATTTCATTGAAATGTACTGCGTCCTGATAGTCACATGTCCCGGCTATTGCCATCACTGCCAGAATCCCCAGGCAAAAAAGTGCCCCTTTACTCATATCATTCAGTTTCATAAGCTCAAGTAATATTCGGTTAATTCTCTTTTTGAGTAGTACACACATCCGTCTTTCTTGTGAGATGGTATCTGTGTCTTAGACCTCCGCTGCTGCAGGGCGTTAAGACTTATGCCTAAGTATTCAGCCGCCTGCTTGGGAGTCATCAGCTCGTCTGTCATCTGCAGCACCTGTTCTGCAACCTTTGCTGCCAGCCTGTTTATGTCCGAACTTGTCATCATAAATCTTCCTCCTTTCTCACTGACTGACTCCCCGGCTGCGAACATGCAACAGTTGCGCTACTTCGTATGGGAGTTCAATCAAAATCGTATTATTCTTTTCCATTCCAAAAAATCAAAAGCCCGAACTCAGATAAGCATCCTATTGTGGCTGTTTGATGCTTTCTCCGAATCCAGGCTTAACCTATTGTTTATTACCCAAAGTCCTTTATTCACCGCCATAACAGCCACGAAATAGCGATTTTCATACAATTATTTTGGTGATAAAAAGGAAGTTGCTATATTTGCCATTGATGATTGATTGAAGGTTACGGCAATACCGCAACCACCTTTTTTACACCCATAACCGAACCCCTGTCGATTACGGGTACAAAGATTCATAACATTATGGATATTTCCAAATATTATCCATAATATTGTGGATCTAAAAACATTTATTAACTATTTATGCCGTTTTTAAGGGGTGAACGCATATTACATATCCATAGATTTATGAATATAGGCCAAAAGGTTAGCCTCATCAGAGAATACTTCTGTGAAGGAAACAATTTAAAATTTGCAGAGCGTATGGAAGCATCACCTACTACAACAAGTAATTGGTGCAAAGCTGATAGTCTTGGTAAAGATGTACTAGTCAAGATACTTTCAAAATTTCCAGAGGTAGATGCTAACTGGTTACTTATGGACTTAGGCGAAATGCTAAGGCAAGTAAATAATAATTCGTCTATAGCAACCAAACCTCGCATTCCATATACAGCTGCAGCTGGTTCTATCACAAATGCAGTAGAAGGAATAAGTGAAACACAATGTGATCATGTTCCTGTGATACCAACATTCCCCAGCTACGATTTTACGATAATAGTAAAAGGAGACAGCATGGAGCCCAAAATAGAAGGAGGTGATGAGGTTGCGTGTAAACGTGTTGACCAAACATCATTTATTCAATGGGGCAAAGTGCATGTGCTTGATACAGCTCAGGGAATTGTGATAAAGAGAATCTATGAAGATGGAGATAAAATAAAATGCGTTTCGTACAATCCTGAATACCCTCCATTCTCTATTGATAAATCTGAGATTTACTCTATCAGTTTAGTTGTTGGACTTTTAAGAATATAATATGAAAGTATTAATCACATGTCTTCTTCTGTGTCTTAGTATAGGATCTTTTTCTCAGAAGATAATAATTAATAAGGTGAATCAAGACGGTTCACGTATTGTTTCAACAGATGCTGTTACTGCAAATACTGGTTTATTGGATCGTGATCCCTTGCTTTTTGCTGTAATGGCTTATGTGTCTCCAGACAAAGAGATACAGTATTATTTATCAGTACGGATTAATAGCATGGAAACCTTGACGATTCCACAGAATGGGATAATCTTATTCAAAACAATATCAAATAAGGTTATTGAATGCAAGCAGCAACTAGATGATTATAAAACTCAGGATATCTTAGGAACCTATCTTCCCATGATTGGCGTACGAGTTCATACAGCATCAGGTATGTACCCTATATCAGGCGATGATCTGATGACATTATCCTCTGAAGGCATTACTAAAGTAAGAATTGAAACAGAGATGAGAAATATCGACAGTGAATATTCTGCTAAAAAAGGAGTGTATCTAGCTAGAGAATTGGCTAAAAGAATATACTTAGTTAATCAGATGGCTACTAAAAAAAGTGATATAAGAGAAGGTTTTTAA